ACTGCACCCGCACCCAATACATCTGTAAGAGACTTAGAAACAACCCCAACTACTGAATCAACTAAACCTGTAGCCGATACGCTTGTAAGATCTTTGGAGGTTGTTCCAGTGAGTAAACCAAGTGAAACTGTAGAGAATAAACCCGTAAGACCTTGACTACTAACAACAAAATCAACTGAACCTAATCCCGATACACCTGTAAGATCTTTTGAGGTTGTGCTCGAGATTGAATTGACTGAACCTGTCGCTGATGTACCTGTAAGCGCGTAATCCTGATTCGTCCCACCCCAAGTGTTGCTACCCCAGGTGCCATCACTCCATGTACCATTGGCCACATAAAACTCACGTGGTGGCCAAGCGTAACAGCGCAGTGCTGGTTGTGTTAGAGGGCATCGTCAACGTAAACGTACCCGCCGTAATAGTCTGCGAACCAAAAGTGTGCACACTTACTGCTTTGTTGCTCTGCGTTGAATTGTAGATCAACACCGCATCAAAGGCAGTGGTAAGAGTGACCGTTGAATAGGTGAAAGAAGCTGTTGGCGTGGTAAAGGCCACCCCCGCAGTTGCAGAAGAATTGGTTCCCGTAGGCGCATTCCACGAAGTAATCGTTACTCCACCTGCGGTGTACCCCGTGCCTGACACCTCCCCTGTAGTGCTGTACGCTGTAGTTGAAGCATTGTAAGTCGCCGAAGCTAAATACAAAGCAGCTTTGAAGGTGTCCGCTGTGGTTGCAGCACGTACAACCCCCGTACCAAAATTGTGTTGCCCGGTAAGCAATTCGTTCATAAACGAAGTACACATGGACTGTGTGTTAGCCACGATGCCTCCCTAAAAAGATGCCGCTTCTGCGGATAAAACTAACGCTTGCTTCAAAGTAACATGGGCGGAACGATGAACAAGTTCTCCTTCATGCCAGTACTCCACCCATGTCGTGTACTCGTTGTCATTGTCCACAATTCCCTCGCGCTTTTCAAGCAAAGACTCGTCCATCAAACCTTTAGTTGTCATAATCATGTAATTCTCAAAACAGATGAAGTTTCCCCTGCAACAGGGAAGGTAATTATAAGATTCTGCGCTGTCTTTACGATCGTACCACCAAAATTTAACACACAAACAGCTCGGTTAGCGTTAGTGGAATTATAAATCAAAGCCCCTGCACAACTTAACGTCACATTGGTAAACGTCGCAGCTTCAAAAGACCAGTATCCTGTTGTTCCTGCTGTTGCCGGTGTAATGTTTGTGAGAACGATTCCTCCAGCCGTGTAATTGGTTCCACTGGTTTCACCCGTCGTTGTATAAACAGTTGTTTCTGCATCGAGATCGGCGGTTGCGAGGTAGAGAGCAAGTTTAAAAACATTTCCTGTACTCGTTGTAAAGTTGTGCAAAGCTTGAGCTACTTCAGCCTTAAAACTTGTACACATTGTTTGATAGATTGCCATCAGGGCACCGGATAACGCGCTTGTCCAGATCGATAAGAATCCTGACGCTCCATACCATCGGCAAGACGTTTAGCAAGAGCAAGAGCTTCTTTATACTGTGTGTCAATCCTAGCAAGCATATCAGGTTCTGCTTTGATAAACGTGTACCCTTCTTGTAAAGCACCATAAAGCAAAACAGTATCAAAGTTATCACCAAGCCATGTCGTAGCTGCCGTAGTTATAGACTCAGGATAATAATAGTAATGTAGCTCAACTGAATAAATTGCATCGGGGGTTGGACCCAAGATAAACGTTAATTCATTGGTAATCGCTGCCCCTGAAATAGTAGGCCCAAAAATAGCATAGTGTCGTGGGATGCCCGTATTACCTGCTCCAGTAGGGAAGGGATACGCCTCACGTATGAAATTAACATCTTTGTTAAGTAGGTAATAGTATCGTCCGGCTGCATTAATAACTGCTAAACTATAAACAGACAAAAAATCAGGAGGGCACTCAAGATATTTGTTGTTTGCAGTTGTAACCCCCGTAACGTTTTTGCGAATGGATGGAAACTGCATGGAGTTATAAATACGCTGCTCAGCCTGTTTGACAAACACAGCAAGCTGATCATCCGACGTAAACGTCGTAGCTGAATCGGAAAAAGTAATCGTAGGGAAATCATTTTCAACGTACCCTCGGATTGCTTTCTTTAATTCCGTATAGTTCACGCCATTGGGCCTCTAGCCATCAAACCTTTAGTAGCGGCTCCAGTGCCACGGATCTTGATGCCTGTTTTTTTCACATCTTTTTCAGAAGGCTCAGGAGCCTTAGATGCAGGGGCAGGCTTAACTTTGGGCGGGGTTTTCTTCATCATGCCCTCCCAAACTGATTCTTGATCTTGGCCATATTCCGACCCATAGACAGCATGTCGGCGTTCGTCTTACCCCCTTTGGCAAACTTAGTCTTGGGTTTACCAGGGTGCAGACGAGCTTCGTGCTTATGCACCGCTTTTGTCACCAGCTTTTTATCCTGTTCGCTATCTTTCATGTTTACTCCTAAGTCACAGCTACACTGTTAACAAGCCCTTGCGCCACAAGATCATTAGGGGTTAGCGCCGCATCAAAATCTCTGGCTCCACCCACAGGATTGAACCCCCACTGAAAAATACGACTACCCAAAGTAATTGTACCAAGCTCATTCATGCTTGCGTCGTTGTTCACAGGTTCAATTCGTGTGCCGTTAAGTCCTGCTTGTTGATACGAATTAGAATCCACCCGAGGGTTTCGCACCGCTTGAGGATCATACACCGGATACATTCCTAACTGAAGCTGCGGCTGATCAGGCTCCCAACACTCGGGACAAACAAGAATATTTACATTTTTAGTCTTAATAACAAGAGTCTTTAGTTGCTTTAATTTAAAACGAAAGTTACACCTATCACATTGGGCTATAGCATATTTACCAGAAGAAAACTGATTAGGCATTGTAACTTCCTACATACATCCTACGAGGCACAAAACGAACCGCAGCCTTCTCACGATCTTCTCCCGCAGCAAGATTCCACTGCTCCTCATAAGCTGCCTTAAGCATCTCAAGCCGAGGAACCCCTTCAGGGATCTTCATAGCAATATGATACGCTAAGCCTGCTGTAATACAAGGTAAAAACCTGAACGGCATATCAGGAGTCTGTATTCCTTCCCCCGCATCCTGTACTCGACGCAACCGCCAGTAGACTACCTGATAGTAGGGGGAGGCCAAAGTGCCTTGGTCAGGGACAGGCCATACAGTAAACTGAGGATACGCCGTTGCCGAAGGAGAGTAGGCGCTTGTAGCAGGATACGTTGCTCCAGAGTTGCGGCTGATGAAGATCTGGATAGGTCTTGCCTGCGTAAGTTTGTTAGGGATGGTTGCGTAAGTTGAGACACTGATCCGAGTAAGGGTAAGATCAGCTTGAGTGGAAGAGTTCCCCGCACCCGTACGAATGACATGCTCAAGCAAGTCAATAGTGTCAAGGGGTAGATCGTAAGTAGCTGTGCCTTGCTCAAGGTTTTCAGTACCTTGCTCAATAGTCCACATGTTGATACCACGATTGGCCCATTCAATGGTCATCAAATTCATGGACCGGCGAGCTGTGCGCAAGTCATAACCCGAACGCATCTCTCGACCTGCCCGTTCAAAAGCTTCCTCGGCAATGTCAGTAAATTCAAGATTAAAGTCGGTTGAGCCACTAGTGCTCATCGAAACCTCGCTGTCTTAGACGCAATATTTTTAGGTTGTTTTACAAACTGTTTACCTGCTGCTTTACCGGCTCGTTTAGCTCGGGTTGTAGCTGCGTATTCCGACGAGGAAAGACTTTTGATCGCAGCCTCCGGCAGATATCTTTCACCCGTTGCTTTAGGTCCTTGAGTACTTGGTTTACCACTGCGAGTCCTCCATTTCTGGTCAGTCCAATTTTTCAGACTTTGTTGCGGGGCTTTCATTTTTGTTTACGCAAAGCTTGGGCTAATTCAACCGGATATTTATTTTTTGCTTCTTCTACAGAACACAAAACTATATCCATTATAAGCGGTTTACGCAAATACGCGGGGCCATCATTTTCAACGTGTTTCCACAACATACCGTCACTGACAAAATACCAACGTTCAATCACGGTACCCCCCACCTCTTTGTTTGTACTTCATGGCGAGCATCTGCGCCTTACGAGCACTCCATTGCCCCGGCGCACCTCCTTTACCACCAGCTTTGATACTGTTGAAGAGAGACTTTCTCATACTTGGTTTAGTGTAATTACCCGCCTCGTTGACACGAGACTCCCCACCTTCTGCAAACGATGAAAAGTCCGTATCATCTTTACGACGGGTTTTCTTAGCCTTAGGCATTTTAGAAGGGGATATGGCCCCCATGCCACGAGAGGGTATCATATCAATACCCGCCGCTTTTCATCATTTTTTTCTTAACTGCGCCACCGCCTGCCATTTTGCCCTTACCATCAGCAGCAAAAGCGGGTACTTTTTTTCCACCCTTTTTGACCATAGGCATACCCCCACCTGCCATCTTGACCTGTGTGCCTTTGGTCTTGCCTTTGGCAGCAACCCCATCCATACTGGGAGCCGCAGTTTTGACTGCGCCCATTTTGGTGACTCCACCGCCCGCAGCCATTTTGCTCTTCATCATGCCGCCACTGTTCATCATCTTCGTCATCATGATATTAACCTCTATAAAGATTGTTAAACGTTACCGTAGAATCCATATACGAGTCATCCTGCTCTGCGCAATGAATCCACTGACTTGGCCTGAAATCAGGCGCTCCTTCTCCTACTTCCCAAAATGCGGGACTGGTTACACGTACGCGGTTGTTAGGTAATGCAACTACATTACCTGTCCACTGGCCCGCGTCCGTAAGAATCAAAACATGGCTTTGTTTATGCTGTGACGGACAATCAGCCACATCACTCTCAGCATAATCTACAGTAAAAAGATATCTCCCTGTATGGAACTCACCATCAATTTTGCACTTCCAAGGACTTGGAGAAGTACGCTCAAACCGTACTACCGTATGATGATGCGAGGGACAGTCCCACGGTTGCGCTTGATGAGTCTGCATCCGCTCAGGCCACTGCTCTAGAGGGATATCACCCACCAACGCCGTGATTGGCATTCTGGCCCACATCGCTCCACCATGCGGGTTCATATCATTCTCACATCCAGTGAAGACCAACTGAAAACTTAAACACCGATCCGGCATCGTAGTCACTGCAATTGCCAGAGCGTGTAGGTACTCCCCCTGGTACTTCTGGTGGGCACACGTAAACTCGCGCCGTACCCAACACTTGAAGTACGGAATGTTGCTGATCAGATACATTAAATATATCTTCCACGAGTTTTACCTCTTTTAGCAATCCCATCCCCTCGGGTAACAGAACCACCTTTTCTAAAAGGCGTTGCCTCTTTGTCTCTAGCCGCAAGCCTACGTTTTACAATATACGCATCAGGCTCCATACCAAACAAATCTCGTTTTAGAATAGAGCTTCCCAATCGGCTTTCTCTAGCTTTTTCAGCATCAGACTCTCGTCGAGTCATTGGTCTAGCTGGAAGAATTTCAGGCGTTTCTTTTTTTACAGCAGAAGGTGAACTACGCGCTAACTCAGTGGTATACATTTTACCTTGCCAAGGAAAAGTTTTTTCTCCAGCATCTAGAGCCCGCCTAAAGGCTTCTTTAAAAGTCAATGAACGATCTCGCACGTTTCGCAACCTGTCCATCGCGCCTAAAGTAGAGTCTTTTAGCCTTTCTGCAATTATTTCACGCGGTTCATTTTGTGAACGCACACCTTCAGATGCACCCTGCCTTACAGCTTCAGGAGTAAGCCCCCTAAAACCTTTAATGTTAGCAAAAGTTTTAGCAATTTCGTCTTCCTTTTCGCTAGACAAGTTATTTACTTCACCACCATTTTCATATCGTTTTTTCATATCAGCACTTCCACGCCCGAAGGCTCTTGTTGATGCGAGAATTGGGATCGTTAGCGGTTTTAGCGCTCGTAAGCTTCTTCTTCATGCCCTTCATGCGAGCACAAAAAGAGTCCCGCCGGGAACCCCCCTCAGGTTGCGGAGGCTTCAACCCCGGCTTTCCCGGATTAGCTGCGTTGTAAGAAGCCCGTCCTTTGGCGTTTAATCCCCCAGCAGGGTTCTTGCCTTCTTTACGTTGCCACGCTGGGGTTTTAGCCATAAAACACCATAGCAGAAGATACAGATGTAAAACCTGCATGCACATTAGTACGAAAAAGCACCCCTTCTCCAGGGATTAGAAAAAACTGCCCGCCTGTTGCAGTGGTTGGAATGTTAAACGTAAATTTTGCCAACCCGCTTGCGCCCCCGTCCCTAAACACTACAGAACCGGCAGTGGATGCTGTAGGCACAATGTAAACCGCTTTAACGCGAACAGCCGGAAGATTGTTTCCATTCTGATCAACAAACAACCCATCCGTTGTTCGCGGCTGACTTGCCAGGACATCTGTTTGCATCCCCATGATGCCCCCTTACGCTGCTACACCGTTAATCACAGCAAAGTTGATGACCGGAGCTTCTGCAGTAGTGCCGCCTGTAGTAAATACAGTTAAATTAAAACTACCCGCAGCAACCGCAGTAACAAGCAAATGATACAGGTTTGACCCTGATTTTTGATTGACGATAACCACATCTGTTGCAGCAACGGTAGAATTAGTCACTGTAAAAGTGGCGGGGGTAGCTGATCCCGCAGCAGAAACAAGCGTAATCGCTCCACAGCGTTTGTCTAACGTAACCCCAGTGGTGCGGCTTGTAATTTGTGTTACTGCACCACCCGCACCTGTAGCGTAGCCAAC